GTTTCCCAGTCACGATCTCTGTCGTGGTAATCGTGTCAGTAGCTACGTCGTACTCAATGTAGAATGCGTTGATAGCAGGAGACGCGACAACTAGGTTGCCTTCGATGTCATCTGCTGCGATACGGGAACCAGACACACTCTCTGAGTTACCTGCTGAGAATGCGTTGAGGTCAACAGTGAAAGACTTCTCTCCTGCTGAGATAGGTTCCGAAGACTTGTCGTAGAAGTACAGGGTGTTTGCCACCTGCACAACCTCGAACTCTGTCGAACTCTGACCGGCCACACTCTTCCAATCGTGAGTGCTAATCAAATCACCACGGTTAGATGTGAAGGAACTGAGGGCCGAGTTGGTTTCGTACTCCAAACCTTTGCGTCGAGCACGTACACCAGTCCGCTCCAAAGAACAGTTAAGCTCATCCACAGACGAGTTCTCAGGAAATGTAAGGGGGGAAGCCTCAGTGATAAGGCCCCTCACAAAAGTATTAACCGTGCTTTGTTTGATCTCTTGGGGCACTCTTCGGTTTCCTTACTGGTTTGGTTTTCAACTTAGGAGGATTTGGTTTCTCGTCTCCGAAGATTTCTTGTCGCTTCTTGTCTAACGTCTTCTTCCGGTCCTTTAACCACACACGTATCGCCAGTATGGCTTGTTTAGAAGAGGACCAACGTTGACCTTCTAGTCCTGAGAGTTGTGTTCCATCCTTAAACCTAGCTTTCCAAAAACTAAAACCATCGAGTGGGACAAACAAAATGATCTGCTGTTTGTATTTGCTTGTATCGATAGTCACTGTCTGTTGAGAGAAATCCTCTACTATCTTAACGATGTCTTCCAAAGTTGCTCCTAACGTTGTTCTGAGGGAACCGGTGTTTCCTAGCCTCGACCATATCTCCAAACCGATTAGACCATTGTTCTGCTTTAGGGTCTACAGTTTTCTGGTGGGAGTAGGACACACGAGCCAACGCTTCGTTGTGAAGATACTGGTTCTGATCTGCATCGATGTCAAACGTAGTGGTGTCTGCAATAGTCACGGTGGGGATTTTAGAACCCCAACACTTCGTCTTGCTGCTTTGTAGAGTACTGTCGGTAGTCAACAACCAACTGTCGCACACGATGTGTTTGTCGTCAAACGAAGTAAACCAACTAGGCATACGGTCGTTGTAGATCAACAGTTCGGTGTCACCGTTGAAGTCTAGGACAGTCTTCACGTTCGTAGCAGTGCTGTTCGGTGAGTGTACTATCTCGATGAAGTCAATAGGATCACACCAATTAACTCGTTGATAGTCTTTCTCTGCTGTGGTAGACTTGTTGTACCAGAAGAACATGGTTTCGATATTGTCCACGTCATCAGGAAGTTGAAGATAATTTGGGCGCTCACTATCTGCCAAGGCTGTCAGCTTGAACAACTCCCGGTGTTCTGGGAAGGTGTTGTTGGCAACCAAGTCAAAGTAACACTGAACGATTATATCAGCAATCTGTGTTGCTTCTGTAGTGTCGTTGATAGAGTTCACCTCATCTCCGTCCGTCCGTTCAAGGATAGACTGGGTGTGCTCTAGGAGAGTTTTCTTCATCGATGCCATAACTATTAAGCTCCGGTCTGGATGACAGTGATAGACATAGTTTCTACAGTCAGGGCTGTAGTAGCTGTTTCTGCTCGAACCCTAATAGAGATAACGTCGTTCTGATCTAGTTCAACCAAAGACTTAACACTGTTAGCTCCGGGATTACTGCCATCGTACTCGTTCTTACTGACCGACGACTCAATGATGGTTCCGTTCTTGGCGATGTAGTAGTTGTACTGTCTAGAAGAACCACCACCAATCTCTGCGAAGATAAAGGCGTCTACCAGAACCTTAACACTAGCTTCTGCCGTGTAGGTAATCTGACCGTCTGTTGCAATAGAGAATTTGTTCTCTTCATCTGCAACGAAGTTCGTAGAGATGTTTACAATAACGTCGTTACCAGCACCAGTGCCAGCAAATGTAGTGGTTGTAGCGTTACCAGTAACACTGCCTTGTGCGCTACCTGCGTTGTTAGCAAGGCCGATGTTCTGGTTGATAACCCAACGATCATCTCCGTTGGTAAACCCAGCAGTTGAGCTAGCTGCTGTCTCGAAGTCTGTCTGTAGGATGTACCCCAAGCTGTCAGCATTTAGGTTAGCACCACCTGCGGCGATGTCAAATCCTGTAACACTCGCTGCGTTGTTGATAGTACAATTACTGACGTAGATACTGTCGAACGTTGCTGTACCGAAGTCTACACAAATACCAGCCGCAGTGTCTACATCCAGTGTAGAGTCTTCTACGACGTAACGACCACAAGTACCTGAGAAAGTAAACCCGGTTGTGGTCATGTTGAACACTGAGCGCCACATGTCGGTGTTGTTGTTGGAGGTAAACGTACCTCCGGTGTCACACGTTACACTTACTTCACGGAAGCTGTGATTGTCACTTGATCCGCTGGCTGAAATAAACGTACCACTGGAAATTACAAAACCCACACCTTTGCATCGGAAAGAGGCAGTAGTGCAGGTGAACATCGTACCAGACGAAGATGTAGTAACAGTGTCAATGTCTCTATTGCTGCCTACGATAGTAACGTTGTCACTCACCGTAAAGATGTCACTACCAACATCCACTGCACCAGAGATACGGTACACTGTGTTAGCAGCCAGAGTGATAACGCCTGCGGCGGCTGTCGGGAAGTCACTGGCGCTTTGCACCAACACTTCGTTGGTAGGGGTTTTGTGAACCCAACTGCCGCTTCCTACTCCGTCAGCAAGATAGGTTGTGCCAGAGGCCGCAGACGCAACCCCTTTGGGTTCATGAATGTTAGGGTCTGCGATGCTTACATGTTCAACCAACTTATAGCTCCCTTGTTAACTTGGATGTGTGGCAGAGGGGTTTCCCCCTCCACCGATTTTATTTCTTCCTTACGGGCTGACCTGCAAGTACTCGATAACCAACTTAGCTTTACCGGCGGTAAAAGTACCGGTGGCCGCAACCACAAGGTAAGCATCGGAGGTAACAAGAGCCTGCGTAGCGACCAACGCACCGTCACAATCGACTGCGAGGTTAGCTGCCAGAGCCGCAGTTGCTACACCAGCATCGATCCCATCGGCGTCAATCACCGTACCAGCCTGATTGTACAGGCCGATGTTATAGGACGTGCCGCCAGCAAAGGCGGTTTCAACAACGAGGGTGGCGCTGGTAATGTACGACCCAGCCGGGATGTAAGCATCCTGATCCGAGAAGCCATTGTTAGTGCCATTGTTATTGAGGTCGGTGGTGAACGTCGGCAAGTCGTCGTAGTTAATGTCTACAACCATCTGCTTCCGAGCACCGAAAGTAAGGGGAGAGGCCATGAGAGACTGGGTTTCCCGAGCCTGATCAGAGCCGTAACGAACCGTCAGTCCGTCGTCATTCTGCCACTGTGCCATTTTTTATCCTTCCTCTATTACACGCTAGTCTGCGTAGGAACGACAACGAGGTTCTCAGGACGGAACAACTTAACACCGTAGCGCGCCGTAGTGACGAACTCCGTACGCTGCTCATCCTTATTGAACTCCGTATCCACAGTCGGCATCTGACGCCAAGCACCTTTAAAGGGCTGGACACCGGGCGCGGCGCTGAAGAACAGGTTAGCCTTGAACCCCGAGACATCAACAGTCTCCAAGGTCTCCGTGCCAATCGTAGCGAGGTGCTGCGAGGTGAACACGTCAAAGCCGTAGATGTTCTTTACGAACCGCATACCGCTTGCGATACCATCACTGACGATACCTTCCCAACGGGGGTTGTTCGAGATGTTAGCCAAGTTAGTCTCGGTGTTCATCGTGAACTCGACCGAAGGATCGACGATAGCGATAAGATTAGTCTGCGGAACATTCGCCTTCTTGAGAGAAAGCAAAGCCCGAGCAAAGTCCTCAACAGCCATCACGTTGCTAGTGCCGGTTCCGACAAAGCGGTGCTTCTCGCCGTTAATGAGGTTGGTGTCGGCTGCCGTCTGACCAGACTGCAAACCAAGAATGTCAGCTTCCAGACGCACCATAAGAGCGCGCTCCTGCTCCGGAACAAACCGAGACATAAGTTGGTTTGCATAGAACAAGTCCTGCTCTGCCTTGCGGGTGATGTAGTTACCCGAAGCAAGATACTCAGTGATCTGGAACTGGAACTCACCAGTATCCAGCGGACGATAGTTAATCGACTCGCCTTCCTGATAGTCATCAACGTCACCAGTTCCGATAGAAGGAATGGTAAACGTGTCGCCATCAGGGAAATTGGTCATCCAGTCAACGTACTGCATGGCCATAAGTTCGTCCTTAAGAACCTCCTTCAGCTCAGTGGACCAAACCTCTGAGCGGATGAGCAGGGACGAATTAGCAGTTGTATGTGCCATAGTTATTTTCCCTTAGTTATAATTATCTATAACCTCGGTAAAACACATCTTCACCTACAGCTTCCGCATCCCGCATCATCTGCATTTGGATATGGGGGCTGTAATACAGAGATTTATTCTCTTTCCGAAGTTTGTTGTAATAGGCAAAATCTCGTGTCTCGCCGTGGTCTCCACTTCCAACATCACTCTTCGAACTTCCGTCACTGACGAGCATAGTTCCACCAGACTTATTGTCGGCAGTACCCATCAACTGAGCAAACGCGGCGGGGGTCTTGCCAGCAATCTGCTTCAATTCAGCGAGAGACATCCCAAGCTCTTTGGCTCGCTTAGTCATAACTTCCCCGGCTTTATCGCCGTACTTGGAAACCATGATTTCAGTTGCCTTGTTGAGATTTTCCTGTTCGCTTCGTGACTCATCGAACTTAGTGATGTGAGATTTGACCAAAGCCTCTAGCTGATCCTCTGTAAAAGAGGGCGCACCCGGACTGGTATCGTCGGAGTTCATCTGCTGTTGAGCACTGTT